TCGCTCGAACTCGTCAAGTTTGAGTACTGTACATAATTCACTAATCACGATCTCAGAAGCCCACGACCTAATTTGGTTCGTGGCATCAGAATAATCGACCGAAAGGAAGTACTCATCTTCAGATAGTTTCTTACCAATGATGTCTTGAACATCTTCGGCAGAAACGGTCTTACCTATGAAACGGAACATTTTATGTTCCTTCATATTAGACCAAAGGAATTTCTGAAGAGGCTTTAACACAAAGTAGTGAAAAGCCGGTCCTTTTGATATTACGCGGACCTTGAGCGCCTCCGCGAGACCAACAAGCTTAGTCTCGGGTGACTCTGTTTCAGCAGCCAGTAAGGCTATGTCGTACAATGTCTTGTATTGCTGAATCAGAAGTGACTCGTCTATGAGAGGTACCTGTCGGAATCCCTCTCTAGAAGCACTTACAATTAATGGGGCCTTTGATTTCAACAACTTGAAAAGGTTGTCATTACCATTGGCCTCATCAGCGGCGTGGATCAGATCGATGATCTGACCCGCAATACCATACGCAGAACGTGTGTTATTATAGTCTGCAGAACTGGAAGGGAAAAATGGTTTATACCGATGTTCATCGGTGTATTCCAAGTGACCAAACAGTTCACGGACAGTTCTACGTAGGTTGATGGAGCAAGTGAAGGGAGTAGCATCAGCATGTATGTTTAAGCTACTCTCCTCATCTTCATCAGCCCACACCAGACTTCTGAGTTGTACTGCAGAATCTGGTATCTTTTTTGGACCCGTAAGGGTTCGAAACGTGTCAACCATTGACTGGTGGACTTGTTTCTTAGTGGGACGAGTCATGCCTTTCTTGGACTGACACAACGAGATGATAAGAGAATCAAAAAGATCCTTATCCTCTCGCTGCATAATCCGCATCCAGCGATGAGCTCTTCCTCCAAAAAGGAATTGAGCGCCAAAGATGTTAGATGGACAGGGACTGGAGGGTAGCTCTTGTGCGTTATAATATGCACGAAAGGCTGCCAACTTATCCTTGAACATCTTCATCACGTTACCATCATAATACCTGAGTATTGCGAAGTAGTGGTTGTAAGTGTTTGAAGGTTTGTAACCTTCTAACTTGAAACCAAACATAACGCAGATAGTGATTAACACATCTACATTATGTTTGACTACATCCTGAATCTCTTTGGAAAACTCAGAACGGGAGATTAACGTCTCTTCCATGGACGCCTCTTGTTCCTGAACGGGAACTTGAGGTGTGGTGACGTTGCAAATAGAAATATCGACTGATGTCGTTGGTTGCTTAGTGTAATTAAGGAATCTCATCTTTAATTATGTTAGGAACTAACAGGCCTCTGTCGAAGAACTATTTCGAACAGGCAACGGGTTAT